TCTGCCGCCACCTCTGTCCGTGTTTTAAGCCCAAAATTGACCGCTATCATGTCCGCCTCAATGTCATCTTTCGGAGCAACCCAGTCAAAGCCCCTCGGCTGCCATATCCCTGCATTGAATTTATCAAATTTCGCATAAGGCAAAGTCTTGCCTGAATTAAATTTAATAGCCCCAACCATCAAACTTGTGTCCAGCCATAATGGATATATCTTTTTGACAGTTTTTCGGATATACCATTTCTGTATAAATTTATATATATCCCGCTCGTCAATTTTGCCTGAGCGGATGCTTGAAAAATTCACATCTGATAAATCATTAGAGATTGAGCTGTATGCCATAAGAAGCCCTGCGGATGAGCCTCTTAGCATTGCCCGATTAAACTCGGAGAATTCGCCATTTGGATAGGCAGGGTTTGTGTCGTGAATAGTTGTGCCTGGCGGAAGCACTTCCCTCATGCCCGGTTCTACTTCATCCTGTATGTTGCCGTATGCGTCTTTTGAGTCTCCTTCATATTCCGTGCCTTCACTCATGATGATAGACTGCATCTTACTTGCGCCGACCCGTGCATTAATGATTGCCGCATCTGTATATGCACCGATGTTATTGAGCATGAGCATTGAGGCATAAGCCCATGGAACGCCCAGCGTCTGCCCTATTCTCTCCATATTAAAAACAGGAAGAATTTCGGATGCTGGCACAATTTCATAATTTATGCCTGAAAAAGAATAATCACCCGGATGTTTTGTCAGTAGATGATAGGCAATACGCCTGCCATATCTATCCTTTTCAACTCCCATAATTATTTTGTTGCCGTTTGAAAGCTCCCTATTATAATTTTCATCCAATAAATCAGATTCTATAAGCTGTAAAGCAAACCGATATTTATTCTCTTTCCATCCCCTCACAATTTTTATTAAGACACTACCGTCTCTTGCCGTTGATTTAAGTCCGAGCGATAACAATTCATGCATCGACAATTCGCCTGTAATATCACAAATCCCTTCTTCGCCGTATTCCTGCCAATTATTTTCAATCAGCTTATTTGCATCCTGATCGAATTTTCCATTTTCATCCTTTGCCTGATTCTGTAATATTATGCCTTCATGTCCGATTATATTAACTACCAATGATTCAAGAAACTTCCGCATATAAACGTTATTCATTGAAAGATTGCGGGACCTTCCCTTCATAACTTTTAGCGATGCAAGGACTTCCCTGTCTGCTGAAAGGCTCGCTGACGAAAAAGAGGCAGTCAATCTGTCAATAAGCCCCGCTTGATACGAGTTTCTTATAACCGGCGGATGATAATATCTGGGGTGATTTTCAAGTGCTGCTAAAATTCCCATTATTTAATTCTCCTAACACCGAGCCAAAAAAACATACATCCAAAAACAATCAGCGCAGCAGGCATATAAATCAGCCATACGCCTGCAGCAATAGATAAAATCCCGCCAAAAACAAAATAATCTCTCAAATCAAATGTAGATTTTAAAAAGACAATGAAAGAGGTAATAGATTTAAAAATTGGTTTAAATATTTTCATAACCTCGTTAATATCCTGCGTTTTGAAGGTTTGCCATTTTTGATATTTTCCTTTTCAATCTCTGCCTGATATTGACTCCTATACTCATTTCGCCACTTGCGTAACTCATCCGGCGTGAGCTTTGAAATGCTCTGTCCGTTAATGGTTATTTGCATAACATCACGAGACGCCTTGCCTTCCAGTAAAGACTCAAGTGCATCCAAAACCTTTTTAGCATGGCTTCGGGTGTCATAGCCTGATGTTTGTGTTGCAAGGTTAGGCTTTACTTCAATCGTGCCGCTTGAAATTTCGTATCTCTCGCCCGTCTTTGAGATATAGGATTCGTATTTGTATATGCCTGCTGTCCAGCCTGCTGTTGTGGTGTTTGCAACATTAATGAGATGGTCTGTGCCATCAGCCGTTCCGCTGAAGGTGATTTGAGTTCCAGATTTGAGGAGATAATAGGTGAGAGTCCATATGGTGGCGGGATAATCAGAGAGGGACTTTTTGAATTTGAGAGTATCGCCTGCTACAATTTCAGAAGGTTCTGTTGAAGGAATATCTGCCATAGTGCAGATATTTTATTCTGAATGGAGATTCAAAGCATAGGCACAGATGTCCCAAATGTCATCTAATGTCCCCAATGTCAGGGTATTTTTACCAAGTTTTGATCCATCCTCTTGATTTTTGCAGGGAGGGTTTGAATACTTTTTTTATTTTTGTCTCTACTTCTTCAATTGTCTCTATATGTGCGTTTTGAGTTTTTTCAACAAGCTCTATGACCGATACCCTGAATATTCTCAAGATGCCGTTAGGCTTGCAGTATTTCAGCCTTTCTTCAATGCACCATCTCCGTATTGTCCTTTCGCTTACTGAAAAATATTTTGCTACCTCATCGGGTCTTAATAATTCCCTCTCAGGTAATCCATTTATTTCCAACCCTTCACCCATGAACCACCCCTCTTTTTTATATGGAATGACTTTTTAACAGGCTGCTGCTTATCAGTCTGCGGTTTTTCTGCCGCCTGAATTTCTCTTTTTAGATTTTTGCCGACCACTTCAAAATTCGGATTCAATAATTCTATGACTGCCAGATTACCTACAAATAAATCTAATGCCTCGTTTCTTGCGTCTGTTCTTTTCTTCTCCCAAACTCTATACGGTCTTCCCTTACTATACTTTGTCAAACACTGTTCTGAACAAAGCTGTTTAAAAAAATCGTAATCGAGGGATTCGGAAAAATGAACATAGCCGGGTCCATGGTCTTCTATCTGCAGACGGGCAAAGATTGTATCTTTCGCCGTCTCTGTCCCTATAATTATCAGCGTTACTCTGTTTTTGTCTTTCCCTTTTTTCTTTCGGGGATCTGTTATGGAAATAAGGGGCTTACCAACTGTTGATGATCCCTTAGTTGCATATATCCTGCGTCCAAGCTGGCGAGGGCGGACAAACCTATACACATCAGGCGCAAGGTAGCCTGAGTCTATCCCTGCCGTTACAATCTTTAATTTTGCCCCGCTCTCATGCTGCCACTCTTTCAACAAATATCTATCAAGGTCTCCCCACACTTGGGGTTGTGTGGTATCGCCGGGTAATTGGACCCTCTCTATTATCCAGCTTTGAAATCCCTGCCCCCATGCAACAACACAAACCTCTATACGATTCGCCTGGACATCCGCAAAGGCTGAAAGAATACAGGCTGACATAGGCACCTGCCATGATGCCTTTTCAGGGGTGAAACAATATCTTCTCTTATAGAGGTCATCTTCTTTAAGACTATCTCCCTGTTGTGATTCAACAAACGGCTCGGCAAGATAATCATTGTAAAAGTCTATGAGCTTCGACTTATCTGTTTTTGATAAAAGGTATGCGGCGGCAATTTCGCTGAGTGATACATCTGGACTTATCCACGATGGAAGGTGAAATGCTACTGAGCGGGGTCTGGCAATATTCTCCCCTTTTTCCTTTTTCCATCCGCCTGCACGAACCGCCTTATCCCTCTGAATGTCTGTCCAATGAGATTTACAATTCGGACATTCATAATATGCAATATTCTCCCTTCGTATTTGCTCAGGGGTAATTTCTCCCTCCGGACATTTAAGATTGTCAAAAACCATAAGCTGTTCAGTTTTGCAATGAGGACATAGGACATAATATTTATACAGAATGTCAGCACTCTGTAATGCCTTCCAGATATGTCCATCTTCCCTTGTAGGTGTTGAGACTTTAAAGATTTTATAAGTGTGTCTGAAAGTCCTTGCCCTCTTTTCACCAAGCGTAATAGGGTCTGATTCCTTCCCCACAAAAGGCGGGTATTTATCCGTCTCATCAAAAAAAAGATATTTAATCGGGAATGTGGCAAGGGCAGCGGATGAGTTTGACCACGCCATATAAACAATTGTTCCGTTATTGAGCTTGATTTTGAGTTTTGCTAAATCGTCAGGATTTGGTGATATAAGTTTTTGCAGGGCATGGGATTGTTCAATCATGGGAATGATTCTGTCCGAGTTCACCTTCTTGGCTATTGCCTCCGAAGGCATGATAAACATCATTGTGGATGGGTTTCTATCCATCGCATAAGAAGCACAATTATTCATAACCTCTGTCCCGCCTGTCTGTGGAGCCTTACAGATGATTACTTCACGGATGTGAGGCAGCGCCCATGTATCCATAATTTGCACAAGGTGAGGGGATATGTCATTCCGCCACGGTCCCCTG